TTCCGCCCCCGCTATCGATGTCCAGCACGATAGCGGTAACGGCTTGGTGCGATTCCAGAGCTTCTAACAGCGAAATTATATATTGAGTGCCTATATATCCGTAAGAGGTGTATTTAACGATGGGCTGTTTGAGTTCAACCACTACGGGGAAGCTGTCACGCCCTTGTTGCAAAGAGGCGTTGCGCTGCTCAAAATCATAGCGATAATACTCTTCATACCAATGCGAACTCTCTAACCCTACATTGCCCTTGCGATAGGCTAAGAGGAGTTCGGGGAATATTCCAGTGAGGTAATTATAATTAATAGAGAATAGCATATTTTAGGTGTTAGGGGTTAGAGTCTGAACCCTGATGACGATGCAAAATTATTGCAAAGGCGGGGTAAAGAAAAGGACACGGAATTTTTCGGTTATCTTGCTGATATTCGGGAAGATGATAGTTTGCCCTGTAAGGGTTACTATATAGGTGTCGGAGCCCTTGCCATTGTCGGCTATGTTATCGTCGATACTAAAGCTGAAAGGCTCGCGGGCGTTGCCTACTACCAACATTTCCTGCTCGGATACCAGGGCGACCACATAACGGCGTTGCTTGTGAAAGCCGATGAGCTTTTTGCGGGTGTCCTTAGACAAATCGTAGATAGGCAAGGAGACTTGTATATCGAAGTAATCGTTGTGGTTTTGCTGCTTGATACTCACCTTGCGGTTATAAGGCGCAGGGTTATGCAGGTCAATACGCAACAGATAGCTATTTTCATTGGGGGTAAGGGCGCGCATATTCTGATTGAAACTGAAAGAATTAGCCTCAAACAAGAGCACGTGAGATATTTCGCGCGTAAAGGATTCGGGGAGGTTGCAGAGGTTGAGCATTAGTTTTTAGGGAATAGGGGTAAAACCTGAATTTGATGCAAAAGTATGGGGTTTTTGTGTGTTGTGAAAGGACGGTTGGGAGGTAAGAGATAAGAGGTAAGAGGTAACGTGAGGCGGGGTGTAGTAAGGGTTTGCAGGGTGTTTTAGGGGTGTTGGCTGTATGGTGTCTGTATGGTGGCTGTAGTGAAGCTAAGGGAGGGCTGTGGGGTGGCTGTGGGGTAATAAAAAAAGGTAAAAGACTGTATGTTAGCCTTTTACCTTTTATTTTTAGTAAGGGACAGGTTTAGAAGTTTTTTATTCTAAATTTTCTATATTTCTCAGCTTTTCGATGTAAAAATCGCGTATTCGTTGGAAGTCTTCATCGGTGAACTTGTTGTCTCTGAGTCTCATTCGCTTGTGTGTTGCGGCTGATGTACTCTTCTGAATTGCTCTTGCTACCTTGCTATCAGATAGCTCTAATTGCTGAATGATGTATATTACTTTGTCGTGCGAGGTCATAATTATTATTGTGTTATCATATTAGTGCTGTACCATTCCCACGCTTCATCTAAGAATTGTGTTTCGGATATTTCAGGGGCTAATTCTCCACCAGTTAATTTTACGTTATTCTGAATTATTATGAGGTTGAACTTCTCATATTCATTGAATACGTATAATTTCTGAGGCTTGCTCTTTAATTCTCTGTTAAGAACTATCTGCTGTGTGCGCTCTCTAATTACCAATATCAGAGATAAGTAGAGAGGAGAGTAGATAAAGTGAAAACCATTAGGCAAATGCTCAGGCTCTGGCTGTAATGCCAATAAGAATTTAGGCATTTTTAGTTCAAAAAGTTTTTCGTTATCCATATATTTTGTATTTTTGCCCCTCATTTCTAAGGGTGTTAAATCGTTAGACTTGTTTTAATTTTACAAAGTAAAGCCCCTAATGTAATATTAGGGGCTTTTAATTTATCTAATAAAGCGATATTTAGGCAAGAAATTGCGACTACCCCCTATTTTGAATTTACTAACCATTTCGCCATAATAGTTAATAGGTTCATCAAGGCTAATTGTGGTAACATTACGCCCATTGTAATCGTATTGGTGCGCACTGTAACCTACTGACATATTGGGTAATCGCCATACCCCCCAATTCATAGAATTAAGATAATACAATATTCTACTGAGGTTATCTACATTAGCCTCGAATACTTTACCCTCTTTAATTTCATTTTCAAGAGCACGAAAGTCAGCTTCTAAATCTTGCTTTTCTTTCTCATTCTGAATTTTCTCTGCTTCGTGTTTTCTCTTGCAGAAATTGCAGAATTTAGTGTACGCTTCATTTAGATTTTCGTCGGTAATTTCACCATCTACATCAATGAATGTTAAAAAATATGGTTTTTCGGTGAAATTTTGTTCCTCTACCTTTTCATAAGGCACTTCATTAACTTGTGGGTAACCTTGCTCTTTCTTTTTGAAAGTAACATTACCTGCTACAATGTAGGTGTAGCTATTTGTTGTGTAAAATTCTAATTTCATCGTTATAAGTGTTTAAATGTTAATATTGTTTATTAGCGATGAGAAACATCAATCATATAAAACTGCTCTTCACCGCCTTGACGGTCTGCTATACCTACAATCTCTACTGTATAGGTTTCATTATATCGAGCATACCCCTCAAACTCTTCACCTTTAACGATGAACGTTTCGATTCGTTCGGGTGTATCTAATGCTCTTAACTCTAACCACTCATCACGGTCATCAATAGAGTCGTTGTACAGCTGTTCAGCTTCTTCGATACTATCTACATAATTGTAGTATCTGTATTTGTTTTTGATGTACTCGATTATTGCTTCATCGCTAATTGTTTCAGTGGTGAAGTTGTTGTCATTCACCCATTCTTGTAAGCCTAATGTTTTGTCTGTTGTTGTCATTTTCTTTGAGTTTTTAATGTTAATAATTGTTCTTATTTTAATTTTACGGTACAAAGATACGGCAAGATTTTTAATTACGCAAGTATTTTGCTTGCTTTTTTATTTTATTTTGTTTAAAATATAACAAAAGTTTGTAAGTGTGTATTTATTAGTTAGTTACAAGATTGTTATTTTTAAATAAAAAAAGCAAAAGGTAGTGTTATACCCTTTGCCTTGGTGAGTTACTCGTTTTCGTTTATAGGCTGCTCTATCTCGTACATTATAGGCATTCCTATTTCGGTAGCGATGTAATGCTCGATACGCGCGCCTTTGCTGTCTTGCCAGCCTTGTAGCATATAGATAGCCTTGCATTGTAGCAGGTCGGCAATATCTTTAGTGATATGCGCTTCCCAAGTGTCGTACTCGGTAAGTCCATTTTCTAAAGGGTTCACTGGTTCATAACCTAATTTTTTTGTTACTTTGGCTGCTGCAGCAAAGCGTTTGCGGGTTTCGGTGAGGTCTGTGCCGCTGATTTTACCTGAGATGTAGATTTTCATTTTGTTCACTTTTATAGATTTCAATTAGTTTGTACACAAGTGCTTCTTGGGCTTGTTCATAAGTCTTATAGAGAAAAACATCCGCATCTTCATCTAATATTTCGAATGAAAAACCTTTATTGTTCTTATCTCTATAACGATAGGATACAAGCCCTACAAGATTCTTTTTTCTAAACCACGCTAAGACATCTGTCCAAGTGGGGATAATTGCAATCTTGTCAAGTAAATTCTTGTCAAGTGTTTTGTATGTTAAATTTTTCATTTCACCGCAAAACACTACGTTATGACCTTTATTGCAGTCCTGAACAAGGAAGGGCTCAATTAATTGTGTGTAATCAATAGCAAATGTACAAGGCTCATCAAAACCTATTTCTTTAAGTTCTTGGGCTATATCCAAAGGTACAAGCCAATTGGGGTAATTCAATTTATTCATCTTTGTCATTTATTTTTTGTGATAAATATCCTAAAATAAGGATTAACATAGGTACACTGAATATTGCTAACCCTACTATTATATAATCCTGTAAAGTATCATTAGGATTGTATATTCCTTGTGAATTGCCTTTTTCTGTGTGCAACTTGTTATTATTGTTTCTTCTAATAAATGTAGGGCGAGGTATATACGTGCTATACATATAAGTTTTATTTGTATTTTTCATCTTTGATAAATTTACGATTAATAATTTTACCTTTTCTGTTTTTGATTTCGTTGTAAGCAATGTTTAGGCACTCCTCGAGGGTGATGCCTTCCAAATGAGCAATACCGTTGAGATAGTGTAGGATACTAAAAATTCTAAGTCCGCTTGGTTTAGATATTTCTTTGCCTTCATTCCACACATAAAGGCTTATCAATCTACCTAAAGCGTTATGAGCGTGCATTACGTATGAGATTGTATAATAACCTGTTACGGATAGATCAACCGCTTGCTTAATATACTCTATAGCATCCAATTCTATAAAGTAACAATAGTTTATCAGTGTTATCATTACATCGCCTATGGCGTCCTGAATAGCGGGTTTGTCGTTGTCATAACACGCCTTGATAAGTTCGCCTACTTCTTCGTGGGTTTTCAGGAGTTCATCAAAGGGGGTTAGCTCTTCATAGATTTTTCTTTCTTTTGCCCACTCTTGGATAAGGGGCACGAGTTCTTGAATTGTTAAATTTTGTGTTATTTTATTCATTTTTAAAAAGTTTTTTGTATTTAGAAGTTGTTATCTCGGCACAATC